GCATCAAAGTCGCCGTCTAATGCCATATCATCAATATCAATACCGCTGGCAAGAATAAGTCCGTCTAGTTCTAGGCTGTAAACCATATCTGTTGAATTGCCGTCAAATGGTGGTGTAGTTGTATCTTCATTAAACGTGGTTACATTGATACGAGGTTGCGGTTCTGGCAGGTCAACAACAACCGTTGTTGCAGTGAAAGAACGATTGCCAAGATCATCCTCAAATTTCAGCAGATAAGTACCTTCCAGCAATGGAACTTCAGCGCTGATGTCTGCGCCATCTACAGGACTGATGATGTCCGTTGATGCATCCCATTCCGCACCAACCAAGGCTACGTTGTGACGGATAATTACGCGGCCACCAAGAGTCACATCTAACTCGGTAGATTGCGTCCATGAAATTGTGCCGCGATCGGCGCTGATCGGAATGAAAGATACACCTGTGACTGCAGCAGGTGGAGCAGTTTTTCCTGAAGCAGAAAATGTCAAAATAGACGGGTTACCTGGCAGCAACGCACTATTTAATGCGTACACTTCTACGTTATATGTGCCAACTCTTGTATCAATTATTTCGTATCCCACTTTTGTGATTAAATCTTCTGTCCAGTTGTCATTGGCGTAACGGTAGCGAACACGGTAGGTAGTGATGCCGACAATCGCTACCCAACTCAGAACAATTTTGACCTTGGCAACACCATCGTCTCCGTAGAAGACTTCTGTTGCTGTTAGATTATCGGGTCCGTCATAAAGAACATTAAGGTTAGTTGTATCCTTGGACTCCAGTGGCTCATCACGTTCAATGAGAGCATATTTACTGGCGTTATAAGACAATGCGGTAACGCTATACACACCGCCTTCTTGTTCGCTGACGCCGAGTACACGCCACGTTGATGTCTGGATGTCCGTTGACTGTGCGATCCAGACACTGTTGGTAGCCGGTGTCTGACTAAAAGCAGGGCTAACAGTAATTGCAGCACCAGCAACACCGGTAATTGTGCGAGTCTCTAAAGTGCCATCGGGCATCACCACCGACAACGTGGGCGAGTTGGTGGTCGGAATATCGGTGGATGCGCTGTCGTCAACAGTGACAACAGTTGTCGTGGCACTCGCAATTCGACCACCGCGACGAACACCAGCCCGCATTGGGTCGCTAATTTCGATGATCTGACCGGGGCGGCAAATTGTTCCAGCGTCAATGCTGGTGCTAAAAGTGACGATTTCGGTTTCGTACTGACTGGTGTATAAAACCCATTTGCCGACGCGGCGTGCTTGACTTTGCGAGGTGCAGGCAAAGGCGTCGATCTGGCTGTTGTTGTAGCCGTACTTCTCAATCAGGTCTGCGTCTTCGACCAGCTCATATGCCACATCGCGGGTGGTTTTAGTGTCGAAATACTTGACGGTGACCGCTGTTGGACGAGTTTTGGTGTCGCTTCCGCTGTAACTGAAGCCTGCTTCGGTGACGTTCGCCATCGTGAACAGGAAGGTTGCGTCCTGTGGACGATCCTGCGAAATCGTGAGCGAGCCTGTGCTCCAATACGGCATTGCTCGGAAGACCGAGCACATCTGATTAATGAGGTTGTAAGCCTCCTCCTGTGTTTGGATGACGACGTTGCACTGGAAGCGCGGTTCTTTTGCGCTGCCCAAACCTGTTGGAACTAGCTCATTGCAGTATTTGGACGCTTCATAGAAAGACCATTTATCTAGGTCGGCTGTTTGGATGTGCTCCCCAAAACCCATGCGGCTGTTACGGAGTAGGTCAAACAAGCACCACGCTGGATCTGCGCACCATTGCGCTGCACCAAATGCACCATTCCAGATACCGGCGTAGGTAACGCGACCCGTTTTAATATCTACTGTTGCATTGCTTGGTAACTGAATTTTGCGCCCACGAATACGGTAAGAGCGCGTTGGAATACTATTAAACTGTTCAGCAGAAATTTTGATGCCTACTAAGGCGCTGTATGGATACCGTAAACGGTCAGTAATAATTTCTGTGTACGAAGTCCATTGAAGTGAGCTACTTTCTCTGCTACTACTGGAGTCGTTGCTAACGCGCTCTACGCGCACATCAACCGGAAAAGTTTTACCAGTAAGAGAGATGGCAAAATTAAAGGGAAAAGGATCTTTTGTTAAGCCTTTTATCGTGCGCTTGTATGCTTCGTAAAAAGCGCCGCCATCCTCAGACAGCAATACGCGAAAAGATAACTCGCTGCCTACAAGATCCCCTTTGTCTGTAAAGCGTTGAAGCAGCGGAATTGTTAGTGTAATACCAACTTTGTTGACATCTTCATCTGTGATAGTCCGTGTTAAAGGCAGGTTTTTTACGATCTCAACGCCTACCGCAAATTCACGTTGAACATTCGGGAATACGTTGATCGTGGATTGGTTTTCTGTTCCGTATCTAGCATATACAGAGGCGCGTTTAAAATTAAAACTAGAAGCTGCTGGAGTCGCGTCGCTGTTGCTTGCTTGCTCCCGCAACAAAGATGTGTCGTTAAAGAAAATATCTTTTTTTAGGATTGTATTGTATAAAGATGTGCCTCGCGTAATACCAAGGCTAGATGGCGTGGCAAAACCTTCAATTTCACCTTCACCGATAAGATCCAGCACATAAGCATACGCTGTGGATTCAAGCGTGTCCTTGTCTTCCGATGGCGTATAACCCTCTCCTTTGGAGCCGCCGCCTTTACCACCGCCACCACCAGCACCAATGATGAGTTCATCCATGATCATTCCTCGTCGATGTCGATGCCAGCGGATATGGTGATCGAACCAGTGATCACTTCGCCGAAAATAACGGGTACAGGTAAGCCTTGTCTGCTTGTGTTTTGTACGCCGCTAAAAAAGTAACTTTTGCTGGGGTCGTTGTCTGAATCTTTGCCTAGTTTTGGTTGACTTGGAGTAGGAGTAAGAAGCCCAGCGACACCATTAAGGACAAGACTTGCACCTAAAAAACCACCAAAAACTGCAACATTTGCGATTGCGGCTGCAGTGCCATACGAAAGTGCGCCACTCAACACAGCGCCAGCAGCAAGACCAGGAATCAAAAATGCCCCCGCAACGAGGGCTACACCTAATATAATTTGCCCGACGTTGCCCCCAGCACCTACCACCACTGGCACGATCTTGATCTCTTGCTGGCCGCTGGGATGATGTAGTTCGTCCAGCGTCAAAGCGTCGGCTCCTACCAACACCTTGTAGTGCCGATCAGCCATGTGATGATCCAAGCCGGGGAAGTTGGCAAGCAGAAAACGCACGGCTTCGGCGGCATTTTGAACTTCTGCTTGTAGTACCCGCTTGCCTACAAACTGAGCCAGCTTGCCGTAGAGCTTAATTGTGCGAAGCATGGCGCAGCCTCCTTCCTGTGCATGATAGGAGCCACTCACCGTAGAAGTCACGGCTAGATAGGCGACCTTGCAAATGGTGCAGCAGGATTTGGTCTCCGAGGTAGACGCCGCAGTGATTCAAGCCACGGCTGTTGATTGCCATCAGTACAAAGTCGCCTGTTTTCAGCTCTTCGTCTTGACGTAGCTCGCGGAAACCGGCTTCTGCCCAACACACATCAAAAGTTGGTACAGCGGCAAACTCATCGGGATGCACATCACGCGGCCAATCGCGGAGTTGCAGTCCCTGCTCGGCGTACCAGTCCCGTGCCAGCGTCCAACAGTCGGTGACGCCCCACACCCATTGCCTGCCGATCAGCGGTGCCTTGTAGCCGCAGGGCTTGCACTCACCCCAGGTTTCAAGCACAGGGTTGACGATGTACCAGGGTAGCCCGGACTTTTCGCACGCCACCCTGTCCGCCTGTGATGGTGTTGGCGCAAGGATCGGATGGCTGTGAACGATACCAACGATCTCGCCTTTGTCCTCAGCGGCTGCCCAACCCTCGGGGTCCAGCACAAAGTAGTCGGGAGATTCTGCGAGGTTCTTGCATGGCATGTACCGCTGCCGTCCTTTGACAACCACCAGTAGCCCACAGCTTTCGTTGGGAACTTCGGTTTTGGCGTGTGCCAAGGCAGCAGCGCGAGCGGTTACGTTCATATATTGATGCCGCCAACACCAGGGAATCCACCGAATGGCAGTTCGCCATTAGGGCGAATGCTGTACGTTTTAGATGGTGTAAAAGTATATGTTGACGAGGAGAAGGTAACAGGAACATAGAACGTTGCACTTAGGCTATCACCTTTGTTTTTTTGTAGTGCTTTATCGACCAAAACTTCCGAGGCTCCGTTGCTGTAAATAACTTTTGTTCCTTTAACAACGCCCGATCCTACTACTAAATCACCAATGTTTATGCCACTTGTGTTACTCATTGCTAAGCGGTATAGCTTTTGTCCATCGCCATAAACGCCACCACCTGCGCCTTTATATGTAACTGACTTAGTTGTTGCGCTTGCCCAAGCTAAATCATTTAAATCAATGTTTAGGTTGATAGTTGTTCCACTCACCGATGCAACTTTTGTGCCCGCTGGAATACCCACGCCACTCACCGCAACACCGCTTTTGATGCCAGTAGCACTGCTGACTGTTATAGATAAACCATCAGACGCAAGCGTTCCGGTTCGCGTAAAGGGATTATTAGTAGCTGTTGCTGCTTGCGAAAGTGTAAGACTGTAGGGTGCGGTCAAATTTTTTGCTGCAACTGTTGTTCCGGCAGGTAATCCATATCCAGTGATTTTGTTGCCTGTACTTGTCTTTTGTACTTCATTTAACGTAAGTCCCGTCATTGTTGTACTGCCTGATGTCACATTCGCGCTAACGGTTACTGTGTCAAAACGGAGCTTGCAGCTACTCAGTCGTTTGCCGCATACATCTGCCGCAAGAGTTGTTACAGCTATATCGTCACGATCAAAATAGCCATCGCCTGTATAGTTGCAGCCATCGCCGCGATAGGTCCATGGACAAATGTTTGCGATGACTTGGCGGCGTGGTGCGCGAACATTCTGTAGGTCAAAAACAGCGGCTAGCTCAAACTCAACAACTTCGCGGTTCTCGAATGACTTACGAGCAACGTAATACTCGTCACGTGGAAATTCAGCCGTAGGATCTGGCGTGCCGTAAGGATTGGTGCCACCTTCAAAGTTCGCTGCATCCAGATATTTGATCAGCGTGCGGATGCGTGTGACCTTCGCACCAAGCAGGTCATTCCCAGGGTTAAAAGTATTGACCGCCTGCAAAATTGCCGTGATGGTGCTCACAAGGTTGGCAACACGCAGTGTTGGTCTGGGAAGCTGACCTTGACCGTTGTATTCAAAGCCAGTCGCCTCTACCGGATACCGCAGGTAGCTGTTGCCGTTAAAGACGACCTGCCCATTGGTTGCCGTGGCATTGGCACCAGCATGGAAGCGGTAGGTGCTGGCTGAGCCGTGCAGGCTGGCAAAAGTCTCAAGCGTAAATAGCTCGATGATGCCGCTTGGAGCAACGCCCTGCAGATCTGCTGCAAACTGCGTGATTGCTGCCCAGACAACGCCGCCATCCTCGACATAACCCTGCACACGTGTGCCGCTAGTCGTGTCGAAGATTGCAATCAGTCGCGGCCATTGAGGTTCCGTTCCGCCTGATGTACCAGCGTCAACGCACTTGAAAACCAAGCCCGTTGCGGGGACTGTTGTGGCGCGAACTACATCGCCAACGACATATGCAGTGCTAGCAGCCCAAGCAGAATATGCCATCAGGAGGGTTCAAAGACACGTCTAAAAGACGCTTGAATGTCGTTATTATTATGATTATTGTACCGCGTGCTCCATTCGGCGCAAACATATTTTCCGGTAGAGCTAGTCAGAGGATCGGTCCAAGTGAAAGCAGTTTGGACCCTGGCTTGACGCAGGAATGTTCGAATCTGATCTCTTTCTGTATTTGTTCTATTTCGGAATTCTAAGCTCCAAATTTCCTGCTGTGGATTCAAGCCAAATTTTAAGCGTTGAGTGTAGCCATCCCCAAAATTTACAGTGCGAACATTTGACTCATATTCTTGAGTTGCTGTGAAATCTGGAATCCAAGTAAAAGTGGTGGCAGTTCCCGCCGGAATCGCAATGTTTGTTTCGCCAGCTTCATATCTTAATTCAAATTCAGCATTTATTGATCTGAAATTACAGGAGTCAAGGCTCGCGCTCCATTTTGCGCAAATAAATTGAGCCGTTTCCCCAAAAGGAGTCTCCCATTCAAAAGTTTCTTGGCCGTCACGAGCCTTCAAAAAATCCAGAATGTCGGTCGCATCACTAGTGCTGCGATTGCTAAACCGCAGACTCCATGTATCCCTGAACGGATTGATGCCATAAACAAGACGCTGCTCGTACGCGCCTAGCCTCACCTGATTGACGCGAGGCGTTGAAGTCTCAGTCGCCGGACGATCGGGTATGTAGGTAAAGGTGGCCATTAAGCGAGCAATCCTCCAGGGCGCTTCTGTTTGATCAGTTCAGCTTGAACTGCGGCAGACAAAGCAGAGCCGAGCTGGCTGGCCTTTCCGGTGTCACCCTGAACCTGGCTGCCGCTGGCGTCAACATTAACCACCACGCTAGTGCCACCGCCGCCGGAGATGCCAAGTTTACCGTCACGGCCACGCTTCAGCGGCATGATGGCTTCTGGACCGGCCTCACCCATCAAACCGAAACGCCCACTGCCTCCTTCTGCGTACTTGAACAGCGTCGGCTTGTTGACGATGCCGCCCATGGCGAAGGGTTGGATGCCGTTTTGGGCGTAGACGTTGCCGTTGGCGTTCAACGCTGGCATAGAAAAAGCTGCTGGGTTGAAAGCTGCCTGCCCACCACTGAAAACACCGCTTAAATTTGGAGCGCCACTTTTACCAAACGGGCTTGTGTTAATACCAAGCGCTTTCATGATAGTTCCATAAATAATCATTGTTAGTTGTTGAGCAATAATTTGCTGTGCCATTTGAAGGAAACCCTCAGCGATTGATTTCATCATTCCAGCAAGCGCCTCGCGAGCGGATGTTGCGCCAGAAATTGTCTGCGTGAATGCAGTCGAGAAAGATTGACCAATCGTATTTGCGTTTGTTGCTACTTGATTTTCAATTGCAAGGAGCTCCGTTAGGTTATTTTTCATATCTACATAAGTTTTCGCCGCTGGGCTCAGTCCGTTTTGTGGTTCATAAACTTGCGGGCCAGCAAATGCGCCACCGGCTGCACCAAAGTCAAACAAAGAAAGACCAGCCGCGCGACCAGCTTGTTGCATTTCCTTCGTAAGGCCCATGCTTTCAATGATTCGTTTTTGCAGTGCCAGTTCTGCCGTCATATTTTGCTCTGCTTCTAATTGTAATTGTTTGTATTCAAGTTGATTCTGACTGAATTGCTCAGCCAACCGTGAAACGTCCAGCCCCTTTTGCCGTCCTTGTGCAATTAAATCGCTCAGTTTTTCATTGTGCTCGTTAATTGCAGTTTGCTTAATATCAATCTGCAATTGGCGCTCTTTCAGCTGAAGAGCTTCAAGCTCTGTGCTGCTGGCGCCAGCGGCAATCATCGCCCTCCTGTCTCGCTCAATAGTTGTCAGCTCCTCTACTAGCAGATTTTTTAAGCTCATATCTCGAATTCTGGAAAGAGTTGTAAAAGCCTCTTCGTACTGTTTTTGCTGTTGCTTTGCGAGTTTTTCGGCTTCTTTGCGAGAATCACCGCCAGCGTCTGTTGAAATACCAGGGAGCCCTGGCCTTTCTGGTGCCTCACCCGTGATCCCACGAGCGCTCATATCGGCTGCAAGCAAAGATTGAAGGCGTCCAAATTGCTGAGCGCGTCTTGCTTGCATTCGCACAAGGTCTGCAGTGAACTGCTCGGTAAGACCCATGCCAGGTTTCTCGCTAATTCTTTGTTGAAGTTCTTTGATTCTGTTTTCAGTGGCGTCTAGATTTCGCTGTGCTTCATTGATTTCGCCTTGCCGGCCACGACCCAAGAATTCATTTAATTTGCGAATACCAGAATCAATTGCAGTAACAATTTGCGCAAAAACAGTTTGAAATTCAGCGCCAATTGGACGCAGAAGCGTGCCTACGCTTTCGCTGAGATTCGACAATGATGTCTTAAGTCGATCGCCTGCAGCTTCTGGACCGCTGGCAATCTGCTTAGCGGACTCTCCGTATTCTTCAAATAATTTTTCTGCAAATTTTTGAAAGTCAAGCAAAGATACTTGTCCCTGCTCAAGCGCTTTATCGAGCTGCTGCGGCGTTTTGCCGATTGATTCGGCAAACAAAGAAAACGCACCAGGCAATCTTTCGCCAATTTGTCCGCGCAATTCTTCGGCGGAAACTTTGCCTTTGCTGAATACCTGTGCAGTTGCGGTAACAGCCGCATTCAAGTTTTCAACCGACCCCCCAGTGCCTCTAATACCAGCGGCAATTCCACGGAAAGCTACTTCGGCATCTTTGACACTGCCACCGGCGCCAATTACTGACGCCGTTAACTGAGTAAATGATTTAGTGATTACGTCCTGAGGAATCGCAAGCTCTTGGCTGTATTGACGGATAATTCCAAGCGCTTGATTATATTCCGAACTGCTTTGCGTTACATTGCGCAACGCAATTCTTAATTTTTCAAGTTGAGCGGCATAATCGGCTGCAGCTCCAAGTTGTTGCCTAAATGCGCCAACTTGAGCGCCGATTGCAGAACCAGCGAAAGCGCCCCCTACGGTCCCAAGCCCTGGCACCATTGATCCAACAGCAGCGCCAGCGAGGCCACCCAGGAAACCTTCAGGGCCGCCAAAAATACCACCAGAAACAACAGCACCAGCAGCTTGCACTGCTTGACCGGCTGTGATTCCGCGACGGCGGCGACGATCCCTTGCCTCTAATTGACGATCAAATGCAGCGAGCTCATCCTTAAAGCCTTTTTCCCTGACTTGGCCTTCGAGCTCAAGGCCATCAAGCATCTTGTCAATTTGAATCTGATCGTATTTCGATTGAAGCTCCACACGACGAATGCGCGCATCTTCGTAGATGCGATTAACGTCATCCATCGCACGCTCAATTGATTCCTGAGCGCGACGACCAGCCTCGGGAAACGGCTGCGGCCCAATCGGTGTGGGATACGCAGCTTCTTCAACACGAATCCGACCGGGCGTTCTTGCGCCACCGGCAATCATCGCGCCCGTTACGGGATCTCTGTATCCACCAACGCCTGGAGCCATCGGCCCCTGTGTTCTGTAATACTCTTGAATTCCGGCAATCTTGTCGGCACGACGCTCAACTCCAGCTTGTGCAATATCAAGTTGGCGGAAAGCCTCTGCAGTACCAGTAAGTTCAGCGCGCAGTTCACGCTGAATACCTGCCATCCGATTTGAAACCTCAACATATTGAGCGCTTCCACGTTCAACATTTACTAGTTCTACGGCAAGCTCAGAAAGCTGCTGTTCAAGGGCGGCAGTGGTATTTGGAAGTCCCGGGAGCCTTGAAGGATCTGCATAGCCACCTTGAAAAATAGGACTTTGGAATGCCTGAAAACCGGCGATAACCTCAGCCCGACCAGTTCTGCCTGCCTGAGTGATAGAGAGCAGTCGGATGCGTTCTAAGGTCTCAAGATATTTTTCAGAATCAAAACGCAATCCAGTCAGACCACGACGAAGGGTTGCAATCTGCCCTCCAAGCACTTCTGGTGTGGCGCCAAAGCCAGCGCTCAAAGCGCGATTAAACTGCGCAGCTTCATTATTCAAATTGCCCAGCTTTGTCTTGGCATTATCAATATCCTTTCCAAGCTGAGCAAAAGCAGACGAGCCTGGGCGGGCCTGCCTTTGCAGTTCAGTAAGCGCCCGAATTTGCTGTTGTAGTGCTTGAGCATTGCGCTCAGAAGCGCTTGTTGCTCGAGTTATTGACTCTCTTTGTTGGTCAATTGCTGCACTACTACCGCGAAGCTCAGTTTCAAGTGCGGCAATACTGCTAGTTAATTTGTTGTACGTAGAGGAGCCAATTTCTGCCTGGCCGCGCAATCCCTTGAACGCTTCTAACTGCCCTTTGATTAACTGCTCAGTTCGACTGCTTGCGTCACCAAACTCAATAATACTGCGACGTGCCTTTTCAATTGTCGCGTTAGAAGGACCAATGGACTTTTCAAGCTCGCGAAACGAACTCTTCAGCTTGTCCAAGCCTTCAAGGCCCTGGATGCCAAGCTTTACGAGAATTTCGCTGACTTGCTTGCTAGCCATCCGAGCCCTTAGCCAATTCGCTCAACGCTGCAGCCTCCATTATCTGAAGACCTTCAAGCATCTCGCGGCGATTCTCCACATTGTAGAGGTCAAACAACCCGCCAGCACACAGCATTACGTCGTACCGCAACCCCATATACCCAGCCATCGTTGTCGTCCACTGCGTTTGCATCCGCAGGAACATCATCACGATGTCCCAGTTCTCATCCCACACCTCAAAATCAGCCGACTCCTCCTTCGGCTGCTCGGGGAGGACAATGCCGAATGCAGCAGCGTCCTCACCCGATTTATCTTCTACCCTTTTGCCGCCGCCTGCCCAATAGACGGCAGCATCTCTCAGTTTCCCTGGCGGCCGCCTTCAAAGGTTTCGGTGTAAGCCTTCAGGACACCACGAATCCAGTAGGGGTCATCGCTGAACTCACGCATCGCCTCGATCGAGAACGGCACCTCCTTGCCCTCCTCATCAAGGATGCCGTCCCAGCCGACCATGATTACCTTCAAGAGATCAAGCTCGCCTTTCTCGCCAAGCTTCCGAAATTCCTTCCGACCGACCCGCTTGAACTTGGCGTCAAAGGTAGCCGTATCGAAGGTGCCGCCATCAGCAGGCTCTTCGATCGATACAGGCCAAGTGAAAATCTTGACTTTTTTACGGACAAATGCCATGCGTAATGCACGCGATACTCCAACAGCATACACCCGATAAAAAAGGGCCGCATTAGCGGCCCCCTCATCCGTCTATCCAACCAATCAAGTGTAGACCAGGCTGAACTCATCGTTACCTGAAGTGCTGGGCACACAGGTGTAGGGAATGTTCAGCATGTGGATGCCATCTTGATCGCTATAGCTCACATCGCCGATGTCGACTCGGGTAGAGACGAAATCGATGATGTTGCCAGCAGTCTGACCATGCTGGAACAGCAGGTTGCCCAGTGTTCCATCGGTCAAGGCAGCAGTGAAGTAGTTCTTGGTTGCCATGGTCACAGCTTCCAAGGTCACACTGCCAGTGCTGGCACGATCAGTCAGCAGTACCTGCTTGGTGCAACCAACCAGCTCGCGATAAACAAGCGTGTTGCCCACATCAAAGGATACGGACTGCAGGCAGCCGGCATAGGACAGCAGCTCGAAGCCAGTGGTGTTGCCGTTTTTGAAGACGACAGGAGTGGCTTGATCGCCGTACGTGACCGAAGGCAGAGCCGTATCGGTAGGCGTGTTATAGATGCCAGTGAAGGTGAAATCGATTGTCGGGATTTCGCCAACAGCGCCGTTGATGGTGAACGTACCGCGAGCGCCAGTCACCTTATGCAGAACACCATCAATGTTGTAATAGATGGTGCAGCTACCGAAGCTTGCGCTAACAGGTGCGTAAGTGACGCTGGTGCTAGCAACAATGGTTTCGCTCATGCCGCAAGCAAGCAGGGCTTTGCCATAGCGGGGAGCGGTCCCAGCAGTGCCGGAACCAGCAAGCTCAACGCTGAATGTGCATTCAACGCGAGTATTGGCAAGCAGTTGCTCAGAGGCGCCCAAATAAGGACGCACCAAGTCACGACTTACAACATCACTCTGCAGAGGAGTGATGTTCAGATCGCGAACCAGAACGGCGTCGACGCCGGTCGGAGTCGGATCCGTCCCGTACGTCGCTTCCGTCTCCAGCAGAATCAGACGTTTCCGAGTTAGAAGGGGCATTGGAAATTACCTCTTGTGGAACAGGTGGCAGCGTCCGCTTAACGAGAGTGCGGATGCCTGTCTCTGGGTCAAGGATGTACGAGCCACCTTGCCCTTGAAACTCATCAATCACTGTAAATCGGGTGGCTTATCAGACTCTACGTCGCCAAACTCGCAACAGTTGTGCGATATTGAACGATATAATCATTGAAAATTACTCCTGCAGGCTGGTCAGAGTCGAACATATTGAAACTAACTTCATCCGGCTGCACATCAATTGCATAGCCGCCCAAGGTCAAATCAGCGACCATTCGAGCGTGCATGTTTTCAATGATCGGATCCGCGATTTCATCTGGTGTGTCACCGCGAACAATCACGCTTACGCGCACGCGCATTCGCCAATCAAGCGTTGGCAAACTTGTGTTTTGTACCGGCGTGTCACTGATTGCTTCAATAACAATTGCAGGTGATTCAGCACGCTGCACCGCTGTTACGCGACTGCGATAGACCCTGCCTCCAACGCCAGACGTAAGAGTTAAATTTTCTTTGATTGCACGCAGAATGCGCTCACGTTTGGTTGTCATTGAATCCTCGCTTTGGAAGTGGACCAAACGCGCCAGGATCGACCTGCTTGGTCACAATGGATTTCGCTCGATAATAGATATAACTATCTGTCTTCCCAGCCTCTTCCAGCGCTTGCATGACCTTGACCCAATTCTTGAAAGTGTCGCGGTCCATGCTTGTCATGCCTTAACTTCTATGGCGCTTATTCGGCCGCGTTGGAAGCTGATGGAAGTCGTATCGCTGTGGTTAGTCACAAACAGCGCAACCTCATCCCCATTGGCAAGTTCAATCATCCAAAAGCAAAGAAGTTTCGTAATTTGCGAACCAGACCCCGTAAATGCGCGACACTCAGACTGTGGAATTATTGTGCCATTTTTGGCCAAGCTAATCCCAAGCGTGTGGTTGTTCCCAGCCGTGGCATCCATGCTCGCCATCACTTGGAACAATTTGGTTGCTCCACTATTGTTCTTCAACCCAAAAGTATTTGAAGTACCAAGAATTACTTGATAATTACTGGCCGAATCTAATGTTGCTGTCAATCCCGTACTTTGATATGTTCCAGCAGTGGCGATTGCAATCGTTCCACTGGTCATCTTGCTTGCCTGACCGCGAGCAAGCACGCCTTCGATGTAATACGGCAAAGCTGACCATGCGCTCACGCCATTGCCAACTTTGTATTTGCGCGTATCGGTTTCGAGGCCAACCTCGCCTTCAAGCAAGATTGGATTCTCTGCCGTCCATAACGCTGCACTGCCATTGCGCAGCTTGAATCGGGTAACCGTGTCAGTCATGGCGTTCCGCCGTCGAGAACATTACTGTCGACATAAACGGTCCCAGGACCGCCTCCATCAAGGATAACTGTGCTATCTGTGTCGACTCCATCGCCATCGAGTACCACAGGTGATACTGCAGCCAATGCTGGCGTCGCACTCCGTTGCAGCATCAAATCGCAAAATTTTCCGTCATCAAGCAGTTCAACATTGCGTACCGTATAAGGCAGTCCATCGACGTTTACGCCAGCACCATATTGCAAATCGCCAAACAAACTTGCTAGGCAGGTGACCTTGTAGTCAGTGGTCAACACCACGCCATCAGCAATCATCTCGCTCGGCATATCCAGAATGCCCAAGCCGCTCGCAGATCCAGCCGAGATCGGAACCCCGAAATCAGCCTGAAACACAGTTAGGTCTTCGGTGAATGCCATACAAACAGCATAAAGCCCCAGGTCGCCGAAGCAACCCAGGGCCAATGTTGTACCGCTATCAGCCGTACTTCTTCACGCCAACGCCATTGATGGAGTAGGTGTGGGTCGAGGTAGAGGTGGTCGACACAGCCTTGATCCAACGCTTAGCAGCGCCCTTAGGGAACACCAGGTACTGCTTAGAAGCAGAAGTGCTCACCTGAGTAAAGGCCACAGCCGAAGAAGCAACTTCAGAGCCACCGCGATAGAAAGCGGTGGTCACGTCGCTGTAGCTGCCACCAGAGGTGTCGCTCGACTGGATTTTCACATCCAGGGTCGAAGTGCCGCCAGCTTCGACATCAAGGATGATCACGAGGTCGCCCTCGTAATCATTCATGTCGACGGCAGTACCGTTGAGATCAGAGGTGCGCTGAGCGGTAGGAGCCAGAGCAAAGTGCTGGAGCTTTTCCAGACCGGTAGAAAGGATGGCCATGATCAGTCCTTAGTAGGGAATTCAGAAGTCACAGTCTTAGCCTTCTTTGCCGGCTTGGCCGGTACAGGAGCAGGCTTAACCTCTTCCGTCACCTCAACAGGTGCGGGCTTCTCAACGGCCGCTGCAAGCACAGCTTTGCCGCTACCAACCAGAAAATTGCCGTCAGCCTCATTGACCTCGACAAAGGAGCCAGCCGAAACTGGCTCCCCCGAGATCATGACTTGACGCAGGATCTCGATCCTCATGATCAGGTGCCGTAGCAGAAGGCGCCGGGCTGTTTAACAGCCACATCCACATCCTGCAGGGCGATCACGCGGACGGTGCCAGCGGTAGCGCCAGCGTAAGGATCAACGGTCAGATCCAGACCGGACCACATACCCATGATCATCATGGAGAAGTCGCCGAACAGAGCGTCGTTGTTAGCGAGTTGGTTGGAAACAATGGCGGGGTAGCCGTTGATCTCACCGTTCTCGAACACGAAGCCAGCAGCCACAGCAGCGGCGTCCTTAGCGGTCGACTTGAGAGCACCGCGAGCAGCAGCGTTGATGATGTAACGCAGGCTGCCACCATCAGCGTTTGCAGTCGCCACATCGGTTTCCATGCCGATGTACTCAGCAAAGGTGCCGTAGGTGCTGATGGTCTGGCTGCCAATGCCGGTGGTGTTCACCAGACCCAGGGGCTGGTTGCTGGAGCCGGTGCCGTAGATAGCAGCGCGGTCAAGCTCGAGAGCAATCACACGAGCCAGATCGTTGCGGATCATGCCCTCAACATCGATCGAGGACTGCAGCAGCAGACGACGGCTGTAGTCAACAAATGCACCCACAGTCTTGGGGGTCATGTTGACCTGGTCGATAGCCTGCTGGCTTTCGGTCGGAGAGGTGTTCTCGCCCACCCAGTAAGCAGTAGCAGCAGAAGTCTGACGGGGGATGCTGATGTTGCCCTGCAGGCCGGTCAGCATGGTCACGCCAGCCTGAGCCAGTGCCAGACGGTTGCGCAGCAGATCGATGAAGCTGCCAGCCAGCAGTTCATCAGCCACCAGGTTGCCGCCAGCAGTGGGGGTGCCCACCACCAGATCACGACGCAGCACCTCGTTGGGGATCACGATGCCGTTGGAAGCGCGCTCATATTTCTGAGCGGCAGCCTTGCCAACTTCGATCTCAAACTCGGCAGCCCGACGAGCAGAAGCATCGCTGGGGTTGGCGAGATAGTTCAGCGCGCGAGCAAAGCTGAACGAACGGGTCTCCTTATCGGAGAGGCCAACATCGTTGGTGGTGATGTCAGCGGAGCGAATGACTTGTTCCACGGGTTGAGTGCCGAGTTTTTCAAGGACAGCAGCACGAGCTTCATCGATAGTGCGACCACCATCGATCAGCTCGCGAGCCAGGTCTTGCATCTGGTGCTTTTCGCCCAGTGCATTGATGGCGGCGATACGGGTACGCTCGGCCTCGACGGCCTCGGACCGGATCACCTCCAGATCTGGAGTGTTTTCCATTTCGGGTTCAGGTGTTGGTGATGCGGCTGGGGCCGCTTGAACAACGGTCTCATCAGTTAGAGACCTGCCGATTCCAATCGTAGGGTCAGCAGGTATAGAGACCACACTGACTTCGTAAGGCGACCATCTGGTAGCCACAAAGTCATCACCTCGCTCTTCCATCTTGTCGATGGAGTAACCGAAGCTGATGCCGCGCAAAATGTTATCGCGGACATCATCCAGCACTTCCTGCGCAAACTTGTTGCGCGAGAAGCGCACCTTTACATAGCCGCGCTTTTTCTTGCCATCAACCCAAGCACGTTCGACAACACCAACCACACGATCGGGATCGTGATTGAACAGCAGAGGAGCGCCATCATTCAGGCGACTGAGATCAGCCGCATCCATTTCATGGCTCAGCACTTCGTTGCCGAAATACCGCATCACTGGATATTCGGAGCTGAACGGGAACTCGAAGCTCCGCTCTTCGTCCAATGCGCGGAATGAGGTCACCTCAGAGCGCTGGAACTTGCCGCCCTCTGTCGCTCGGATCGGATCAATCTTCGTCAAGGTGCTGAAGCGATGTCCAACCATCGTCTCAGTAGGCTCGCCGTCGCGATAAATCCGAATCAACGCAGCAGGATCCTCCTCACTGGCATCAATACTGAACTCAGTGTCAGGCACGCCAAGTGTGCCCTCGCGCATCACGTGCTCAATGCGACCACGGGCGCGGCCGCCTGAACTATTCCAAGAAACGAAATCGCCCTCTTTAAGCGTATCAGGCGCTGCGCGCTTTTCGGTCACTGACGTGCCCTCAATTTCATCCACTTTAGAGCGATCACCTGTCGCTTCTTCAAATTGAATAGGCTCGTAATTACGCTCACGCAACCATGCTCGCGCCTCGGTAGCGGTGAACTCGCTGAGCTTGAACCGAATCGCCTGCAGTTCGACGGGATCGCCTTCCTTGATTCCAAAAATGAAATCAACACCCTTGCCGCCTGCGTTATTACGACGGCGGAAGCGATCGTATTGACCAGGATCACGCAGCCTTGCTGCATGCTCATTCGGATACGGTCGACCCTCCTCCGTCTCCGGCCCCTCGCTCATCAGCCGCTCTGGAATAATCCAGAACTTGCACACGCCCTCAGGCGCAATGTCGCCGCTCACGATTTCGCAAGCACGAGGACCGGCATAGAACGCGCAATTAGCGCAAACCATTCCGTCAGCCGCAAATGGGCTTTCGGCCATGTAATGCGATCCATGCGGTCCAGCGTCCTGACCAAACTGGCCAAGTTCTTCCGCAATTTCCTCAAAAGCCTCATACAACTGCACCTGTGGCGCAGTCAAATCAGGCGTCAACTCACGGTCAGAGTCCATACGAGCCACAAGTGCATCACTCCATGTTTTACCTGGATCACCTCCCCAGGCTGCCCATGCCACTCTCCCAGGCGACGGATAACCCTCTTCACCAGGGCTAAATCCTTCAGCCTGCTTGTCCACTTCATGCCGCGCAAACCATGCGCTCATCGTGCGGATTGTCTCATCACTAAGCTCCTCGCCGCTCAAAATCTGTCCAGCACGTCTAGCCGCAACTTCAGTGCCGCCCTTCCGGCCTTCTTCCTTCCACGCGCGATAACGCCGCGCTTCCTCCCTCATTCCATCAGTCGGCATCGCGCTCATCAGACTTCCTCCTGCGGTAACGGCTGATCGGCAGGAAGCATTGGCTGTTCAATGATGTCCCGATCCAACTGAACACCAAGCCGATCGGCTACCGATTGCTCACGCGCAATCTCAGCAAGATTCTCATCGAAATCACCGCCAAGTTTTGCAACAATTTGCGCTTTTGTCATGTATCCGGCTTGCTCCATTTCGCGGTAAGCCTTCACCTCCTTCAACGGATCAACCCAATCCCAGCCGCGCGCCATCCAACGAGGTGTGTCATAACGCTCTGGACGAGCCTCAAAATCATCAAATGGCAGCTCACCAGCAAGCACCGCCAACGAAAGCCACTCGCGGAACACACGCATGTGGAAGTGCTCGATCATGTATGCCTGCACCACCTTCCAGTGCTCGCGATCCTCTAACAACGACAAACGACTACTGGAATAGTTCGTGTCACTGAAATCGCGGCTCAAGGTCTCATAAGAACAACCAAAGCCACTCGCGAATCGACGTACTTTATTTTTCACAAACATCTCAAACTGCTGATCAGGCGAGTCGATGTTTGGCACCGTCACATTCTCGCCAGGCATCAAATACTTGAACATGCCAGGCTCGAATTCACTAATTCGACGTTCATTTTCAACGTCGTCAGCAGTCAGCTCGCCTTCTTGATTCGTAATAAATCCCATCACGCTGGCACCAGCGCGAGCGCGAATAACAGCAGCCTCTTCATATCCCTGAAGCTGATGCGCATCTGCCATCACAGGATGGAACCATGGCACGCCACGATGCTGCTGGGGTCTTTCCGGGATAAACAAATGGATGACATCTTCCGCCGGCAGGAAGACATGCTTTTCGTTTCCCTGAGAGGCATTCTGGAACCAGTAGTCACCTGGATGGCGCGTGAGGAAGGCGTACCGGACAGGGCGACCCCATTCATTAACCTCCACGCCCATCCGCCATTCGTTCCCCTTGGCGAGGGTTGGGCCCTGATACTCCTCATCCAGGTAATCAGCCTCAAGCATCTGGAGCGCCAATGGCACCTTGCTGCCACCGAACGACCGACGCACAATCCTGAATAACGCCTCGCCCGACTCAGGCAGGGCGCCAGTGGCAAGCCATTCCATCATGTGGAAGCTTTGCCGCCCAGCAACATCACAATGCTGCGGACGGCACCACGCCGCCCACTTCTGCTCAATCAAATTATTGGTGCGCTCATCGCGACGACTGCCGCGAAGCAGCGTCACCTGCGATTGCATTTTGATGCCGCTGCCAACCACGTTGATCTGCGTGGTTCGCTTTGCCTGCTTTGCGTACGGATTGTTCCGCACCATCTCGCGGCTGCGATCCCGCAGCTTTCGCAGGCTGGTTCGGATCTCGGCGTCAGCACTTGCCTGCGATGCCATCCAGTCCGCCGTTAAGCGGCTGATAATTGCGCCGGCATAATTACGCCGCCGAATAGGCGGTAGCGCCTTCTGGACAGGCTGAAGGCCGAAACGGCGCAAAATTTCAGTGCGGATGCCCATCAGCCGTTACCAAAACGGATAAACAAATTGTTCGGATCACCAAGGCCCGAAGCGATGATCTTCGCTTTATTCTCGCGAACCACAGTTGCCTTCAACTGCGATTCCAACGCCAACAGATCAGTCAGGTCGTAGCGCTTCAAACTGCGATTGCCAATCCGGTATTCCTGCGTCGCTCCACCCGTCATCAACGAGCGAATTGCCGCCTGAACAGCGTCTAAATCCTTCTGCGCCTGCGTGCGACCATCAAATGCCTCAGGAGATCCCGCATATGCGAGCGATGCCTGAACCTCGATCTGACCCCGGCTGTACTCGGTAACCGCACCACCACTGATCGCGGTCAGCACAGCCTGGAAATACCAACCCGTGCTGGCATCCATTCCCGCGCTGGTGGCGGCAGGAATCGTCACCTTCCAGCCGTCCGAATAAGTAACGCCACTCACCGTGACGCCCTCACCCGCAGTATTTAACCTGAAATAATACGTAAGATTATGTGTGGCGCTGGTTACGGCATTGCCGAAAATATCCGTGGTCGCGGCATCCGTCCACACCACATCCACGCCTGCTGTTATGGACGGGGGGATTGCCATTCGACCTCGCAATCTTTGCTTCTTGGTACTTTAGCGCCGTAACTCACCACTGCTTCACAAAGCTCCGTTTTGGTGTCGCCGCTACACGCACTCTCTTCGGTTTCTGCTCATCGCGACGCTCGAGCTGGTCCCAAATCGTTCTCCTGTCCATCTTCTGGTACAGCCGATGCAACGCCGCATACGCATAGTTCATTTCATCCAATGCCTCGTTGGGTGCCTGACTTTTCTTCACCCAAACGCGCTCGGGATAACCATTCCTAAAACGCAAGATCTGCTTCTCGGCTGTCAATTCCTCGAAATAATCGGTTCCAATCGTAGGGAAGAAGTGCAAATATCCAGCCCCAGGATCGTTGTGCTTAAGCCGGCCAAACAGCAGCGACTTCACAGTGTCGACACCGACCGGGAACAACTGTGCCCCCTTCTTTAATGCCTTGCCCTTGTAGTCCACGTCAACCTTCGTCGCCTTACCAAGCGGTGGCTTGCCTTTCTGCGACATACCCTTGATCGCAATCACACCCATTGCAGCGCGCTCCCTGCTGTACTGATACACCTCCTGCGTGTGGTGGCCGCCAGAGTCAATCGCGCAACACAGCACTTTCATCTCCTCTCCGGCCTCGTTCACGTACGGCTTCTGCAAAATCTCATCCAATTGCTTCCACACCTCTGGCCTAGAAGGGCTGCCATACAGCTTCACCCGATCAATCAGCCAGCCTTCCTCCTCACGGCCCCAACCCCAAACGCTCAGCGATAACCGGTCATCCTGCACGTCACAGCCGATCGTTAGCGCCAGCACCTCAGCAGGCGGCACATATTGCTGATAAGTCTCATCAGCAGCGCGCTCAAGCAACGAATCTGCACCTACCTTCGACGCATACTCGTCCTCCCACGTCTCACCCAGGACCGTATTGACAAAGGTCTTTAACTGCTCCGCGTCGTTCTTCGCATCCAAAAACTCTTCCACCAAATTCGGCCACGTCGCGTTCGGGCTATACGAGTACGCCGCCCAGATGTGAAACCCAACGTGCTTGCCGTTTCCTGGTGCAGTCGCGCGCCATTCCCCACGCTCCACCATCCAACGCTTTTTAGAATGCGGAATAATTACCCCGCAGCTCTCGCAGCAATAGCCTGCTGTGCTCGGATCACCATCCGTCCAACGGATATTCGGCCATTTCAGGTACTGCATATGACCGCAATCAGGACACGGAACGAAATAGCGACGCTGATCCGTCTGCAGGAACATGCGCTCTACACGGCTGAAATCCTTAACTGTCGGCGTGCTGCCGGCAACAATCGAGCGATTCCAGTAGTACTCAGTCCGTCGAATACCAAGCTTGATCTGGTCACCCTCCGCACCTGCTGATGCTGGGTAACCATCAATCTCGTCAAACAGCACCACCCTCCTACTAACACGCCTGAAACCACGCGGACTATTGGCACCCACCAAGCTCAGGGTTCCGCCTGGGAATTGCTTCTGCAAAATCGTGTTCGCGCCATCCTTCGCTTTCGACTCGCTCACCAATCCCTTCAGGCACGGCGTATCGCGAAGCATCGGCGCAATCTCCTCCTTCGAGTAGCCCTGCGCATCCTCGATCGTCGGCTGCACCAGCATGATCGGGCACGGATCCTGGTGAATATGAAAAGCAATCGCGTGGTTCAGGATCTTCGAATAGCCCACACGGGCGCTTTTCATCACAGTTACCTGCTCCACCCTTGGATCGGTAATTGCATCCATAATTCCTTTTTGGTACGGCAAAGTGTGCCATCTGCCGCCTTCGGCGCTGCTTTCTGCGCTTAAAAACGCATAACGATCAGCCCACTCGCTCAAGGTCAGCTTCTCTGGTGGCTTGAACGCCCGATATGCCGCTTTTTCAAGCCTCAGCAGGTTGTCTTCACTCATCAGCAACACTCTCAGATAGGTCTTCTAGCGTTTCGCGAACAATATCCTCCAGCATTGACACTGCATCGGTGTCAAGATCTGGGATCCTTTGCTTTGCTTTGGTTGGTATCCCCAGAATCTTTGTCCTTGCCAACGTCACAATCTCCACCCATTTCAACTCAACTTCCTCTGCCTTCACCAGCAATCCCTCTTTCTGCTTGCGATCAAGCTCCAGCAGCTCAGCCTTTAGGTGCTCAGTTCGCGCTCTTGACTCGTCATAGTCAGGGATTGATTCTTCCGTCTTCGCCATCCTTGGTCTTGCTGCCGGGAACGCTTTCTCCCCAGCAGCCGGCTTTGGCCCCCGACCAATACGCCGCTGTGTGTTTTTTGCCCAGTGCTCACGCATGGTCTCGCTGTTCACCAGCTCACGACCATCCGCTGTTCGCACCACCGGCAGCCGCCCAGTCTTCACTGCTGCATAGACAGCCTCCGGCGTCACACCCAGCGCCCTAGCTGCTTCGGATCTTGTAATCAATGGCATAAAGAGATAGTACACACAATGTGCAGCTAGCGTAAAGCAAAATTCCGTGATATAATGCCCGGCTTTTTCGAAAGCGGACGGGGTAGGGGACGCATTGTTTGACGAATAGAAAATACTTCGGCGAATTGTGCCTAGCCCTATAGAGCGATTCGAAACACCT